TTTGTTTTTTAGGAGAGGATGATATTTGTTTGTTGTGTGTGGACTGTGCGGTTTTTTTTTTTTTGGTGGGGGGGTGGTTGTTTTTTTTTTTTTTTTTTTCTGCTTCGTGGGGGGGGGGGGGGGGGGGGGGGGGGTATGTGTTTTGAGGGACACGCAAGCCAAAAATAACATCGTCACACATTTGTCACGCTAATTGTTTATTTTGTTATACGAAACGGGTAAGCTATAGAGGATACGCGGCACAGTGCTAGCACTATTTAGCAGTGTACCAAGCCGTTACTCCGGTGGCCGGCGCGGCTTACCCTCATCGAGCCATTCTAGGAACTTTACCCAGCCAACCATAACCGACAGTACCAAGAGCAGCAGCAGATAAGCCCCAACCAGCACCGCGATAATCCAGCCGCCACCGAGCAAGCAAACAATCACCGCCAACAAAAGCATGATGATGCCCATGGCCGTACCATGTACCAGGCGCGCCGGGGTTGGCAAGCGCGGGAGTGGGTGCGCGTACCATGTACCATTGTACCACTACTTGCCGGTCTTAGCCTTCTCGCGGATGGCCCGGATGGCGATGGCGGCTTCCTCAGTAATCTTCTGCGTGCCGGCTTCACGGCGCAGGATGGCATGCCGCGGCAATCCTAACATGTCGGCAAGTTCAGCTTGGGTAAGTTCAAGTTGTTTACGGTGTTCTAAATATTGGGCGGGTGTCATAATGTTTCTATGTTATAAATAGCACAAGCCTTGCAAGGTTTATTCGCACCAAACGGACCATGTGTACCACTGTATCAAGCGTACCATCGGGTAGGGGTGCGTCCGCGTACCATGTGTACCAGGCTAAGAGGTGTACCACTGTACCAAGCGTACCATGTACCGAACGTACCAAGCGTACCATGTACCATTGTCACAAACTCGACAGGATTTTTACGGTGCGGCGAATAGGGCGGACAATCACCGCATGGCGCAAGGTTGACGGCATGCGCCACATGGCGCTAAGAAAAAGCCCACCGCTTTTGACGGTGGGCTGAAGGGTGGCGGGAATTATGGTTTCCGTGTTACCAACAGGCTTCCGTTGGTGATACCATCCGACCCGTCAAGGCTGCGACCATCCTCTCGAAATAGCTGCACCTTGAACTCGTCGGCGTTGAGTTCGCCTTTTGTGATCTCGGCGGCGTGCTCGGCGGCAACCTCTTCAATGAGGTGCTGCATGGTGGCGTCGTTAATCTCCCATCGACCGTCAACCGGGACGAACTCAGGTAAATCGACTGCGGCTTTCGCGGATAAGGCGACGGTGATCGTTAGTGTTTTCATTCGACTTCCTCCACCCACGCGGCGGCGAACGCGGGCTCTATTTTAGATGCTTTCTCGACGGCCTCCTGCGAGACCGAGCCGAGTTCATCCCCGTCCTCTTTCAGCCACTCGATGACCTCGGCTGCGGTAGCGTACGATGCTGCCGAGTGGCGGTCGGACTCACCTTGCCAGATTGTGAGGCGAGAAATCGAGGCGATGAACTTGCCGCCTTTGGTGCGGTAGATTTTTACGCTCGTCCAACGGTTAGCTTGATTGCCACCACTAAATTCATTCGATGCTTTCGCGATTTCCTCACCGGTGAAAGCGATAGGCGGCAGCCCGTCGCGCTTGATGATTAACTTTTCCATGTGTTTTGTGTGCTCCGTTTGGACCTCGGGGCGAACAGGCAGCAGACGGCGGTCTGCCAGCGATGTTTTTTAAGCAACCGAGTTTTCCGGCTGCGTAAAGTGTTTAATGCATTGCGCAACAGTGCGTCCGCGCGGAAAGTGTACCAGGTGTACCAGGTGTACCAGGTGTACCATGTGTACCAGGTGTATTAGGTGTACCAGGTGTACCAAGTGTATTGGGCCGGCGATGTGTTTTCATTACACCGGAAAACCCGCCGGCCAACAAAGGCGGGCGGGCAAGGGTTTGAGCCGGTATATTTACGCGGCGTGCGTTTCCTCTGTCTTGCCGAGAATAAAATCGGCCGCCTTTTGCGCTTGTGCCGCGGCGTACACCACGAGCTTGGCGTCCTCCTTTAACTTACCGAGCCACGCTTGAATATAAGCCGCAGACGCTGGAATGGTGTTTTCAATGCCCGATACGGCACAAAGGAAAGCCGCACCCATTTCCGCGACTAGCTCCTCCTTTGCGTACGTTTCAGAGCCAAACCCCGCAACCTCTGCAACGCCTTTCCGATTGAGGCGGCTTTCATGCCCCGTTGCGTGCGTCAACTCGTGAAACAGCGTGGAATAATAATTGCCCGCGGTGTCGAAGGTTTTAGCCGGCGGCATTTGCACGCTATCAGTGGACGGCCGGTAATAGGCGCGGTCCCCGCCATGCGCTAGCGCCGGGGCTTTTGGCATTGCGGCCACAATCTTTTCGGCTTCTTCGACGGGGTTGAACTCAACGCCGGCTACCGTTTCCGCGGTCCACTCAATGCCGTCGCATTGCTCGACGTTAAACACGGTGTAATATTTAAGAAAGGGCATGCGCTTAGGTTTACCCATGGCGTCTTTCTCGGTCTTGCTTTCAATCCAGTTCCAGAACACTACCGGCGTGCCCTTTTCGCCCTTGCGCACGGTGCCCTTTAGTTCGGCGGCTTGCTTATAGGTTAGCCAAAACGGGCACGAATAAGGGGCAAAGGATAGCAGGAACCAATTAATGCCGCGGTACGCCTTGCGGCTTCCGTAGTTAGCAGGGTTGCCGCCATTCTGCGCTTTCCACGGTTTGCGCCATGGCACCGTGCCGGCTTCTAATTGAGCGACGATGCGCTCGGTAATAATGGTATAAACGTCTTTTTTTTCTGTGGTAATCATTTTCTTTTTTGTTGGTTTTTTTGTTTTTGTTGGTTTCGCGGACCGGCGAAAAATTAAAGGGCGGCGTAAAAAAACAGGGCGATCAGGTAGCCGGCCGCGGCACACACTAAGATTTCGAAAATGCGTTTCATGGTGGGGCGGATTAATAGCCGAGCGCGTCGCGCGCTTCCTGTAGGTTGCGGACTGCGACAATTTCAACGCCGTCGCCGTCGGGATGCGTGAAGGGGATTTCGATCAGCACTGAGTCACCGGAAATCCGAGCTGTGAAATAATGGCCGACGATAAAACCCAACAAGCGGGTAAGGTAATTAGCATGCATTTTGTTTTTATTGGTTGTATTGTTATCAGAGGGAAAATGCCCTTCTGATATAACTAAGCTAGCACTGTGCTAGCACATTTAAACCACAATATGACAAGGGCGCGATTAAACATGCCGTTGGCATAACTTGTGCTAGCACATTGCCGGCCGTGTTATAATCGGGCAGCATGAAACCGGACGAACTCCCAACAAAGCGCGGCCGGCCTTCGACCATTGCGTTGACTCCGGACAAATGCGCGGCCGCCCTGGCACATGTTGCGCGAGGGTTGCCTATATCAAGCGCGCTTGTCCTCGCCGGCATTGACCGGGCAAACGTCGCTTACTTCCTAACTAAGAACCCAAAAATGCGGGGCGAGTTTTGCCGGGCTGAGGCTGAATTTGAGCTAGGATTAATTGACGGCCTGACCGCAAAAGCGCCCGCGGATGCTCGGGTTGCTCAATGGCTGCTTGAGCGCCGGCTAGGCCAAGGGTGGGTTGCCGTGTCGCGCGCTGAGGTAACGGGCAAAGACGGCGGCCCGCTTCAGTCGTTAACCATAAGCAAAGCGTTGCTCGCATCTGTCGGCCGCGCACCGGACCCGGAACCTCGCAACGTCACCGCATCCGCATCTTTAGAGTCCAAGTCTACCGGTTCCCCTCTGACAATCTCGCGATGATACGGTCCAAGATACGGCCAAGCGGGGCGGCCAGGATGCCGGCCGCGGCGCCGGTCAACAGGGCGAAGGGCGAGGCGGCCAAGGGGCGGGGCGGCCGGCCACGCGCGCGCGCCGGCGGGGCGGTCCGCGGCGCCCGTGACTACCGGCCCGTACCCACCACCCGGGGTGGGGGTGGTCGTTAACGTGCCCCCCTGTCCCAATCGCTCACATTTTTCACATTCCTAACGCATTTGTCTAACATTAAGCCAGTTACATCCACTAGAGGTCGCGTCCCCGGTAGCGGTAAGGCGCGCGGACGGAAGAATCGTGCTCTTAATATTAAGAAAAAGGAAGTAGGGGATAAACCGCTTACCATTAATGAGAAGCAGTTGTTATTGGAGTATTTCCCCGAGTTATTTTTAGCTGAAAAGCCGTACATCTGGCAATTTAACGCGCTTAAGAGCATTGGGCGGCGCAATTCTCGCACGGCAATTAAGGCGGCGAACGGCAGTGGCAAAACGTCCGCTATCGTGATGGCAACGGTGCTGTGGCACATGCTACGTTTCCCCGGTTCGCAGACGGTTTGCACGGCCGGCGTTTACCGCCAGGTGGTGGATGTGCTGTGGCCGGTGTTGCGCAATAAAAGCAACGGGCTGGGGGGTGAAGCGATGGGGTGGCGGGTGACGGAAAACAAGATTACCTACACGGCGCCGACGATGGATGGGCAGACGCCTTGCGAACCCTCGATGTGCGTGGGGTTCAGTGCCGACAAACCGGAATCAGCGGAAGGTTGGCATGCCCGTGGGCCGTCCGCAAACCTACTGTACGTCATCGACGAAGCTAAGGCGGTAGGTGACGGCATCTTTGATGCGATGGAACGCTGCCAACCGACGCGCGTGTTGGAGGTATCGAGTCCGGGTGGGCGGGCGGGGCGCTTTTTCGAGCGGTTCCACAAGCAGGATCGCCGGTACAATCTATTTACGGTTACGGCCTACGACTGCCCACACATTAAGCGGGAGTGGATCGACGAGCAGATCGCCAACTACGGCATGAATAGCCCGATCATCCAGTCGATGATCTTTGCGGAGTTCGGGGATGAGGAGAACGGTTCGCTGGTATTGCCGCCGGCGGTATTGCAACGCGCGGTTAGCTCACCCCCAGCTAAAGTGGGTACGGACCTTAAAGCGGGTGCGGATTTTGCGGCGGGCGGCGACGAGAACGTCATCTGCTGCATGGAGGGCAACGCCGTTAAGGAGATTATCAAGTGGCGGGAGAAGGACACGATGAGCGCGGTGGGCCGGTTCATTACGGAGTTCAAGCGGCTGGGCCTTAAAGCGGAGAACGTGTACGCGGACGGCAGCGGTATCGGCATCCCCATGTGCGATGCGCTGCGGGAAGCGGGCTGGACGGTGCACCGCGTGAACAACGGTGAGGCGGCGCACGATGGGCACAAGTTCGCCAACCGCGGTACGGAGATGTGGGTAAAGGCGGCGCGGTTAATCGAGACCGGCAAGCTAGTGGTGCCCACGGACGACGAGGTATTGCATCGTCAGCTCACTACGCGGCATCTTGGCCACAACAGTAAGGGTAAACTCATCGTGGAATCCAAGGAAGCGATGCGCACGCGGGGGCTGGGTAGTCCTGACCGTGCGGATGCGTTTATCCTGGCGGCCTGTGGTGGCGCGCAAGAATGGAATGCGTACATGGCCAAGTATGGCCGGCGGGTATCCTTTTCCGACATCGACGGCGATTTGTCCGAGCACTTAACGGACGGCGCGTGGGCGGGATAATCTACATTTATGGCCGACCCCCTTTTCCGATCTAAGCTCATAGCGTTACAGGCATCCGAAAACTCGGCGCTTTTTAATGCGAACAAGCTGCGCGATATTCCGGTGCTGCCGATTATCCCCGCGGATTTACAGGTCTTAACTTACAGCAAAACGTCAGGGGGCTGGCTGCCAACGGCCAGTAGTTCAACCGCGGGCAACCTCACCGGCCCGATCACAAGTGTGGGCTTGGCTACAAGTGTGGCTTCACAAACCGGCACGGGCAGCAAGTTCGTGATGGACACGAGTCCGACGCTGGTGACGCCTAATCTGGGGACACCCACGGCGCTGGTAGGGACGAACATCACGGGCACCGCCGCCGGCTTCACGGCCGGTAGCGTGACGACCAATGCTAACTTAACGGGTGACATCACCTCCGCGGGCAATGCTACGACGCTGGCAACGGTAAACGCCAATGTCGGCTCCTATGGCAGTGCGACGGCGGTGTCGATTGTAACCGTGAATGCTAAGGGTTTGGTGACCGCAGCGAGCAACACCACCATCACCCCAGCCGTGGGCAGCATTACCGGCTTGGGTACGGGGGTGGCGGCGGCCCTAGCTATTGCGGTGGGCAGTGCGGGCGCCCCCGTGTTGTACGGTGCGGCCTTGGGCACACCCGCATCGGGCGTAGCCACGAATCTTACGGGCACCGCCGCCGGCCTTACCGCGGGCAATGTAACCACCAATGCCAACTTAACCGGCGATGTAACGAGCGTGGGTAATGCGACGACGCTGACTAATGCGCCCGTTATTGCCAAAGTCCTGACCGGCTATGTGAGCGGCGCGGGTACGGTGGCGGCGACGGACTCGATCCTCCAGGCGATCCAAAAGTTAAACGGCAACAACGCGACCAACGCTAATTTGACTGGCATGGTTACCTCCGTGGGTAACGCCACTACGGTGGTCACCAACGCTAACCTGACGGGCGACGTTACGAGCAGCGGCAACGCGACGACCATCGGCACCGCTAAAGTCACCAATGCCATGCTGGCGTCGAACGCTAGCCCATCTATCGGCATTGGTTACGCGACGGGTGCCGGCGCCACGGTTACGCAAGCGACGAGCCGCACGACGGGCGTAACGATTAATGCTATCTGCGGATCGGTCGTCACGAGTACGGCGAGCCTAGCGGCCGGCGTTACGGCGTCGTTCACGGTGACCAATTCGTCTGTTGCGATTAGCGATGTGGTGCTGTGCAGCATCCGTAGCGGGCAGACCAACAAAGCTACGCGCGCCATCGTAAGCACCACCGCCGCCGGCAGCTTTGAAATCACGGTAACCAATCGCGGCGATGGCACTTGGGCCGGCGCGGCCGAGGTGGGCGCTATCGTCATCAATTTCGTCATCATCAAAGCCGTAACGGCATAAACCACCCCAGTATTGCACCCTGTGTTATACTACTGACAGCACATAACTAATTATCATGGCATCCCCATTTACCGTAACACTCGACGTTCCGCTGACCAATGACACCTCCTTGTCCGGTTCGGGCAAAGTCCTGGTTGCTACGACGGCCCTATCCCTAGCCGCATCCACCTACAGTGTGGGTCCGCTTAAGTTCACGCTTAACAAAATCCAGTTGATCGACGGTGCGGCCCAATCAGGTGCGCTTGATGTAATCTTCCTTGATAGTAACAAGAGTTTTGGCGCCGTAAATGCGACTGCGGCCCTGAGTGCGGCTGATGCCAAACAAGTCCTGCACCAAGAATCGATCACGACCTATGTGTCCACGGGCGCGGCTTCCTCGGTTGCTAGCATCATTCCTTTTAATCCGGTGTCCTTGCAGTTGCTCCCCGGTGACAACAATCTCTACATCGCTTTGATTTCGCGCTCAATCAAGACTTGGACGGCCAACGCCTCGAGCCTGCGCCTCTCCCTAACGGTTGGCATTCAGTAAGCCTAACCGATTATGGACATAATGAACACTGTGGACGGAGCGGACACGCCAAAGACGGAGCGTGCGGCGCTCCATGGCAGTATCCTAGGCGATATTCGTCGTCGTTTACAGTGGGAAACCAAGCAAGTTGAGTATTACCGGATGCGCCATAACGGCATCCGTCGTAAACAAAGGCCGTGGAATAACGCGGCTGATCTTCATTTTCCGCTGATTGATACGAACATCGAGAAGCTAAAGCCACTTTTCTTCCAGCAGATCGTGGGAATGGATGTGGTGGCTACGTTCGTGCCCATGCTTTCGCAGCTGTCGGCATCCACTACTACCGCAGAAGGTTGGTTTGACTACAAGGTGCGCGAACGCACGAACCTTACGGATGCCGGCCTATCGTGGATTGATTACGCTTTGATGAGCGGCCGCGGCGTGATGAAAGTAACGTGGAACACGCAGAAAAAACAGGTAGAGTACGCGGCTATTGATCCGATCTATTTGATCGTCCCCGGCCACACTAAAGATTTACAGGACGCGGACCGCGTAGTGCACGTTATGCCCATGTCGGCAGCGGCGTTTAAGCGTTCCGGTGCCTACAAGAGCGACAAGGAAACAATCGAAAAGCTCAAAGGCCGCGAGGAAGACATCAGCATTCCTGCTTCAACTTATGAATCGAGCGCCAAGGTGGTGCGCGAAGGTATCACCAAGGATTCTAAGGGCGAACACATCATTGTTTGGGAAGTGTACGAGCGTCAGGACGACAATAGCTGGAAGGTGAGCACCTATAGCCCCGCTTGCCCCGAGATCGACCTACGCGATCAGATGACCTTGCCCTACGATCACGGCATGGTGCCGTTCGTTGATTTTGCCTACGAGATTAAAGACACGGGTTGGTACTCGCCCCGCGGTTTAGCGGAAATCCTCGCTCCATTTGAAGCGGCGTTGTGCCACACTTGGAACCAGAAGCACGACTCGATGCAGTTGTTTAACAAGCCTGTCTTCCGCGCGGAGCGAGACATGCCCAACAGCATGAATTTGCGGATGGGGCCGGGACAAATCCTGCCCAATGGCTTGGTGCCCGTAACCATGCCGCAACCGCCGATCTCCTTTGACCAGGAGATGACCTCCGTACGCACCATTGCCGAGCAGCGGGTTGCTAATCCCGATTACGGCATGGGTCAGGTGATGGATACGACCAATCGCCGCACCGCCACGGAGATCCAAGCCATCGGCGCGCAATCGCAGCAAGCCGGCGACCTACGCGCCCGCCTTTTCCGCATGGCCCTAGCCAAGCTCTACAAGATGACTTGGGGGCTTTTGTTGCAGTACGATAAGGAAGACCTGATTTTCCGTTTCCAAGACGCCGCGCTCCAAGTGGACGTTGTGGCGCTGCATGAGAAGTATCACATCGAACCCAAGGGCGGCGTTAACGAAGTTAACAAGCAGATGCTGCTGCAAAAGGCGATTCAG